GTCAGCGGTAGGTGCGCGGTCCCTGCCGCAGCGAGCGTTGCCGGCTCGACCTGTTGATCTGCCGGGGCGCGCCCATCCCGAGTCCGTCGTTGCGCTGAAAGTGCCGCAGGGGAGGGGCGCCGACGAAGACGAAGCGGTAGCGGACCGGCCGGTAGGTGACCGTGAGTCCGAGCCCGGGTAGTCCGGCGAACTCCTCGACGTAGCCGAAGTAGAAGTTGTCCCAGGCTGTGTTCGCGCGAATCCTGTTCAGGCTGTGAAGCAGCATGATCTGATTGTTACTGTCGAGGGACAGCGCGGCGGTCTGGAAGCTGGTGCGGACGATCGTGTCGGTGTACTCGGTCGTGTTCTCCGCGAGGAGCGTGAACGCTGCGATCTCGCCGGGTGTCCACCACCGCGGTTCCAAGTAGGTAACTGAGTTGAACGCGTATGCCGTTGCAGGTATCCGACCGAGCGAGTTCCCCGCCACGCCCGCGGGGGAAGCCGCGACGCCTACCTCACGGGACGCGCTAAGCAACCCGTAGGCCACAGCGAATAGGAAGGTGCTTACCCCGTCCTCTTCGACGTCGACAGCGCCAGCAGGCCATTCGGGGGGCGGTGGAGTTGCGCGCGGAAGATTCCCGAGCTTGTAGCGCCACACAACGACCGCCGCGCTTCGGCCGGGTGGAGTCGAAACCAACTGACAGGATGAGTTCGCGGTCTGATTCGGTGACCAGGATGTACTCGCCCCGGCAAGAGCGTCCGCACTCGTCGCGCCCGCTGCCGCCGAAGTGTCACCGCCAAGAACCTCCCCGATCTCATCATCGGGCGGCTGAATCCACGGGCCAAAAGTCATCAGCCGACCGCCGCGAACAACCTGCCGCTGATGAAACAGGACACCGGCGCGTACTCGGCAACCCACAGGTAGGGCGGGTGTGCGCTTTCGTACGACCAGGCCGCGCCGTCGAAGAAACGACCGGTCAACCCGTCGCCCTCAGACAGGGCGCCCGGGTAGTAGCCGCACGGCTCGGTCTGCGAGCCCCACGCCTCAAGGATGCCCGCGTCGAGCAGCTCGTCGGCGGACGTGTTCCACGGCCGCGCGCCTGACAGCGGATTGCCGACCAGCGACTTGAGCAGGTTCGCGGTCACCGGCTTGGAGAAGATCCCGAGGGCGAACGAGGTGGTGGCGCTGTCGGTCTGGAACTCGGTTCGGGCGATGCTCCCGACCTGACCGGCCGGGATGCGCAACACCGTCCACAGCCCGCGGAACAGGGCGTGCCGGGGGACGACGCCGGCGCCTGATTCGCAGTCGAACACGGACGTCGAGTCGCTGACGTTTCGCGAGGACCGGCCTTGCGTACTGACCCGGCGGCCGGGGTCCTGCGCGGCATCCTTGTTCCGGGACCGCAGTCCGGCCAGGGTCAGCCGGTCGCGGGCCTTGCTGTCCACCTGGCAGGTCACGGTCTGAGACTGCCAGTCGACGGAGCGCTGAGCGATGTGCAACATCCGGTCGGCGCCTCTGTGGCTCTTAGCCAGCAGGTTCATGCCCGACTTGAGCTCGAAGCGGGACAGCTCCTGCGGGTCGGCGCGGAACGTGACGGTGCCGTACCAGCCGGGGGCTGCGTCGCGGGCGAGGTCGGCGTTCGCGGACTCGGCGCCCTCATTCTTGCTGACGCCCTCGCCGTAGTTGATGAAGCGCTCGATCCGGGGCAGGTCCGGCAGAAAGGCAGGGTTCGGCCCGATGTCCGCGCCCTTGGCGTTGTACAGCCGTGGCATCACCCGGGAGTCAGCGGCTATCGGGGCGAAGTACGCCCCGGACAGGTCCCCACCGTCGCTGCCGGTCTGGAAGATAGCCGCCCACGTCTGCGGCCCAACGATCCCGTCCACGTTGATCCCGGCGCGGGCCTGCGCGTCGCGGACCTCCGCGACGTCGGGGCTGCTGTAGGTGTTGCCGCTGGCCATCGTGTAGCCGGCGAGGCGGAGCTCATCGGCGAACGGGGCGAAGCCGGCAGTGCTGCTGCCGGCGGTGAACGTCGACCCGGCCGCGAGCGGGTACACCGGTGCGTCGTCGGTCCGCAGGTTCGGGTACTTCGTGTTCCGCCATCTGCACCCGTCGACGTCGGTGCCCTCACCAAAAATGACGTTCGCGCCGGCGAGCAGGTCCGACTCGAGCCGGTCGCTGATCCCAGGGCTACCGATCGTGAACGTCGCGTGGACCGTCGTCCGGTCCTTGAGCCGGACGACCGGGATGCGCCCCTCCTGTGCGACGGTGTACTGCCCGCCCGCACTGTCGGTCGCGGTCGCGAGCAAGTCCTGCACGTAGCCGGATAGCCGCGGTGTCCACGCCCCACGCGACCGGGTGGTGATCCCGGTGACCACCGCGACGCAGTGCCCATAGTCGCGGGACTCGTAGCCGTTCAGCGTCTCGGCGATCACGTCGCCGATGTCGCGGGCGGCCAGGTCGAACGACGGCGGCTTACGGGACCAGTCGGCTTGATAAAGCGCGCCCTGCCACTGCAAGCCGAGATCCTGCTCCCGTTCCCCGCGGTTGCCTTCGGGGCTGACGAGCTGCCCGCTCCACAACGTCAGGGTGCTGCCGTCCGGGCGCACGAGCCGAAGGTGTGCCTGCGCGCCACCGACGAGCGCCGCCCGGTCACCGACCCCGAGCGCCTCGAACTCGCTGACCTGCGGCAGCCGGACGCTCGCTGTGGTGTCCCCGAACGGCTCGCCGTCCTCCCACCTTTCGATGATGGCCGGGACGTCACGCAGAAAGGTGAGGTCGACGCTGCCGACGACGAGCTGGAGCCTGCCCCATTCGATGTCGACCTTCGATGTTGGCGTCCAGTTGACCGCCCGGCCGCGAGGGTCCAATGTCGGCACGGGCATCGTGAGCGACACACGCCGGGTCGGGACTTGCACCAGCCCGACTGGTGGTGCGACCGGCGCGGGGAAGTAGACGAGGATGGCGGTCAGGCCGACAGTGACGTTGAACCGCTGCGACTTGTCGAGGTCCCACGCGACCAGGCCACGGTCGAACAGGAGATCAGCGGTCAGGCCGACGGGGAGGCTGATGGTACCCGTCATCTGGCCGCCGGCTTGCAGCGTGCCGGACAGACCGACAGTGGCGGTGAGGGTGCCGGTCAGGGTGCCGGTGAACAGCAACGTTGCCGACAGGCCGACGGGGGTAGTGAGCGTGCCGGTCAAGGGAGCGGACGCATGTAGCGTTCCGGTCAACCCCACCGGGGCACTGAGGGTTCCCGATGGCAGCGCGCCGGAGCCGCCGCCGCTGTCACCGTCCCCGGTGGCGTAGGCGCCAGCGGCGTAAGTCAGCACAGCAAGGTCACAGAACCGGGATGGCCGGAGTGGCTAACCGTAGATTGCGGAAACTCGCCGCAACACCCAACGTGTAGAGCCCAACGTTCGGCCCAACGGTCTTCACGCCGCCAGACAGGAACAGGCCCGCGCCGTTCGCTGCGACGAGCGCGTTGGGTGGGGTGTAGTCGACCTGCAACCTGATCCAGGTGCCGTGATTGATGGGGGTCGGGAGCGTCTTGGTCGCCACGCCCACAACGGAATCTTCTTCCGTGGAAACATCAATCGACTGTGTAGCAGTCACGGTGAGATAGGTAAGGAACCCCCCTGAGCCAGGGGTCGCTGGACCGTTGATGATGAGCCCAGCCCGAAGCGTGCCGGTTCCCACCGCGTCCACACGGATCTCCACCTCAGCGATCCCCCTGCTGAGCACTACGGGAGTCGGGAGCAGAAACAGCCGGCTCTTGAGGTTCGCGGTCGTAGATGACTGCGTGATGCGATCGGTCTGTGCCGTCCATGTTCCGGCGTCTGATGTGAACCCAGCGAGGCTGGTCAATGGATTCCGAACGAGCGACTCGAACAGAGGGAGGCCGGTCAAGTCGCTGGCGGTCGGCCCGTGCACGAACCTCGCCCCGCTCGCCCACGCCTGCGCCGCCGTGCCTTCCTGCGCCCGTAGGATCGTCGCGGTCGTCGCGGCAGCGGTGTGCGCGGTCACCCACACCGTTTCGCGGGCGGTGATCCGACCGGACACCGCGTCGCGCACGAACAGTGACAGCGCGGCGTGCTGCGTCGACCCGACTGCTGGCAGATCCGCCAACGACGGGGAGGACAGCGACGTACCGGAGATCGTGAGGGCAGCGTCCAGCGCCCCGGCGACACCGTCCGCGCGTAGGCGTAGCTCGTTCGCCATCAGACGCCGGGCGAGTCGATCACGAGCCCACCGATCGGGATGACCGGCGCCGACCCACCCGAGCTGATAGTCGTCCCGGAGGCGAACGCACCCCAGCCGCAGAACACCCCGGCCGTCGCTGCGTCGTACAGGGCGAAGTGCGTCACCGTCCCCCAACTCGCGGTCGGCGCGGGGAAGGTGATGGCCGTGCCGTTGCTGATCGACCGGGCCGCAGCCGCCGGGAAGTTCGTCGCGTTCTTCGTCACCCCGACCCGGGCGTACGCCCCACCCACCGGCTCGGTGACGTTCGTCCCGGTGTTCGTCGGGGCCGTCGTCGACAGCGCCACGAAGTAGGTCACGGGAGCGGTGACCGCGGCTCCACCAAACCGCACGTTGAGGATATTGTTAGCTTGGGCGTCGGACAGGCGTCCCATCGGGGCGTCCCTTCGGTTAGAGCGGCTGGCGCGGGAAGATAAACGTGATCGGCTGCATGAGGTTCATCGCGTACACCTCGTCGTAGGTGCCGCCCTGACCGATCGCGCTGTCAGCGGCCTCACACAGCCACGACTCGACACCACCCTCGATCGTCACCTCGAGGACGAACGCGCGCTGCTCGAAGGCAGACCGCACCGCCGCGAGACGGGTCCGTAGCTCGGCGTGGGTGGTTCCGACGACGCGCACAGCGAGCTGGCCGGACTGGACGTCCAGCACCGCGCTTATCAGCGTGCGTCCCTTGACGTCGACGCTCTCGCCGGTCTGCCGACGATGCGACCGGACGCCTTCGGTCAGGCCCCCGCCGACAAGCCGGTAACCGTTCGCCTCGGTCAGGCTCAGGATCAGCGCGCCCGAAGTGTCGAGGACCCGGACCAGGACTGCGAGGTCATCCGCCACTGAGAGCCGCCAGTCGTTGACGCTGCTCGAGTTGGCGTTCAGCGTCCTGCCAGTCCGAGACGTACATGGTCTGGACGCTCACCGACCTGTCGTTGGTTGTGCTGCTCGACACTTCGGCGGCGCTACCTGACCGCTGCCCGGCGACCCAGCCGCCAGTTGCGAAGCCGCGGCTGCTGTTGATCGCTTCGAGGAGCGCGGCGTTCTGCCCAGCTGACCGGGCGTTCACGACGAACTCGCCGTCGCTGACCCGGGCCAGGATGCTGTCCGAAGTGGACGTGCCAGGGCCGACGACCCAGCCGCCTCCCGCGTATTCGAGGAGGCCGCCGGAGCCGGGGGAACCGTTGCTGATCCGCTCGGTCGTGATTTTGATGCCGACCTCTCGGCCATCCAAAACGTTCAGCCACGCATTCAAACTGCCCGCGTCGTCCGCCGCCTTCCGCAACGGGGTAACGACACCATTCACGATACTGATGCCGTACGAAGCCATGATCCCCTCGACGGTGATCGTCCCGTTCGCCAACTTGGCCGCCAGTTCCGCGGCGACCGCCTGCCCGGATGACGCGCCGATCGCCGCGAGAATCGGCTTGGCCTGGGTCATCGTCGTAGCGAAGGCGGTAGTGGCTTCCTGGCTGCGCGCGGTGAACACCGTCTCTAGCCGGGCGAGTTCCTGATCCGACGCGCCCACCAGGGCCGCGACGAGCGGCGCGCCTTCCGGTCCCATCCGGGCGAGTTCGTCCAAGGTTCCCTGCGACACCCGGGCCGACAGGGCGAGCATGTTCGCCTGCCAGTTGGTCTGCGCCGCTACCTGCTTCTCCAACTCGGCGAGATACCCGGCGACTGACACCACCACAGCAGCGGTGAAGTCCTCCCATGACTTCTTCTGCGCGTTCAGTGCCCCGATCTGCCGGTCCCGCTCGTCCTCCATGCGGTTGACAGTTTCCGCCGACACCTCGCCCGTCTTGCGGGCGGCGTCGAGCCGGGCATCGAACTCCCGCCCCACAGCCTTGATCTTCGTGTCGACGTTCGCGTTCTCCTTGGCAGCGGCCTTCTCCCCCTGCGCCTGCTGCTCCTCGGTGACCTGCGCCAGCAGCGTCGTGTACGCGCTGAGCGGGTCGATGAAGGAGGCGTAGACGGCTGAGAGTTCGGACAGCTTCGCCGCAGCGGCCTCGGCCTCTTCCGCTGACAGCCGCACCTCCTTCGACAGTTCGGCGGTCGTCGCTGTGGTGAGCTTCGCGCTCGCGCTGTTCGCGGTCAGCGCGTCGTTGTAAAGCGGGAACGCTTCGGCGAGTTCCTCGACCGAGACGCCTTGCTCCTCGGCCGCCCGCTTTATCTGATCCATCTGCCCGGCGGCGATCTCCGGGTAGCCGCCGGTCGCAAGATCCGAGAGCGTCTTGTCCAGTGACTCGATGTTGTCGCGCGCCTCTTTGATCGCGGCGTCATCCCATGACGTATCGAAGATGTTGAAGAAGCCGGCGATGCGGTTCTTGCCGGCCTGGTCGAGCTGCTCGCGCAGACCAGCGAAGTCCTTGCCGAATACCTTCAGGGTCGCGCCGGTCGTCCCCGCGCCGGTAGCCAGATCGGCGATCGAGTCACGGAACGCCGCCGTCGAGGGTGGCGCGTCGGCCAGCGCGTTCAGGAGCGCGGAGACACCGACGGCCGCAGCGGTAGCACCGGCAGCCACAATGCCGAACTTCAGCGTACCCATCGCGATAGCGGTCGCCCGGGCGCTCAACCCGAGGGCGTTCACGCTATAAAGCAGCGACAGGACGCGCGGGTAGGCGAGAAGCGCCGCGCCGGACAGGATCGACACGCCCGCGCCGAGAGCGACAACGGCCGTGCCGGCGGTCTGGACCGGGCCGGGCAGTTCGCTGTAGGCGTTGACCGCGCCGGTCGCCAGTTGCACCAGCGTCCGGAGGCCGTCGTTCGCCGCCGACCCGCCCTTGATGAGTGCGGTGTCCAACGACCCACCGAACGCCTCGATGTCCCCGGCGAGGTTGTCGAGCTTCGTTGCGGCTGTCTCCTGCGCGAAGCCGGCGTCATTCACCGCCGTCTCCCACTTCTCCACCCCGGCGGCGCCCTGCTCGTACAGCACCGCGGCGGCGCGGATCGCATCCGAGCCGAACAGAGTCGTGAGCGTCGCGTTGCGCTGCTCGGCGCTCATACCCCCGAGGGCGCTCTGCAACTGCCCGGCGTACTCACTCAAGCCGACGAAGTTGCCTTGCGCGTCATACGCACGCAAGCCGAGCTCGTCCATGAGGCCGGCGGCTTCGTCGGACGTAGGGTTCAACCGTTGCAGCATCGTCTTGAACGACGTGCCAGCGTCCGAACCGATCAGGCCAGCGGAGGCGAACGCCGCGAGGCCACCGGTTGTCTCCTCGATCGTCAGGCCGGTCTGCGACGCCACGAGGCCGGCCTGCTTGAGTGCCATGCCCATGTCGGTGACTTCGCCCTGCGCCTTACCAGCACCGGCGGCGAGCAGGTCCGCGACGTGCCCGACGTCTTCGCCCTTCAACCCGAACTGTGTCAGCGCGGTCGCGGCGATCTCGGCCGCTTCCCCGACCTCGAGCCCCCCTGCCGCCGCGAGATCAAGGGCACCATTCAGGCCACCGCTCAGGATGTCCTCGGTCGCCACACCGGCCTTCGCCAACGCCTCGATCCCCTGCGCGGCCTCACTCGCCGAGAACGCAGTGCGGGCGCCCGCCTCGAGGGCCGCGTCCTTCAGCCGCACCATCCCCTCGGCTGTCTCGCCCGTCGCGGCGCGCACACCCGACATGACCGAGTCGAACTCGGCGAACTTGCTAACCGCCACGGCCAGGCCCGCACCAGCAGCGCCGCCGAGCGCGAGCAGACCGGCGCCGATCGCGTCGTAGTTCCGCTCGGCGCTCTCAGCCTGGCCCGCGACCTGGGACTGCAAGTCCTGCGTCGCGGACGAGGCTGACTTCAGCCCAGCGAGATACCCACCTACCTCGGCGGTGAGGCGGACCGCGACGGTACGAGCGGCCATGCTCACCCCCTCGGTTAGCGGTCAGCGGGTCCTGGCGCTCCACAGCAGCGCGCTCGGGTGGCGGGCGTCCTTGTAGTCCTGCTGCCGGATCGCGATAGCCGTACAGGCGTGGCAGCGCGTCGGCGGCCCCACGGTGTACGCCGACTCAGCGGCCGGGTCGGTCGTGTCGCTCAGCAGATGACCGCAGTCATGCAGCTCAGCCCGGTACATCGCAAGCGCCAGCATCCAGCCTTGCTGCTCCTCGTCCCACTCACACTCGGGCCGGGAGGAGATCAGCACGCAATCGTCGTCGTACTGGTAGACGGTGGTGGCTTCCCATCCCCAAAAACGCCGAAGTGAGATGCCTAGGCGCTCGGCTGCCTCGACGTCTCGCCGGAGGTCGCCAACATTGCCGAGCTGGCGAAGCTGAAAGGCACATCGACCTTGCGACGGGTGACCGCGAGGGCCGCGTCGATCAAGTCGTCGTACTGCTTCGAGGTCAGGAGTTCCTCGAGGCGTTTCCACTGCTCATCGCTCATCGCCGGCTCGACGAGGCACGCCCGGATGAGGGCGGGGAAGAACGTCTCGACGTTGTAGCCGAGGGCCTTGTCGGTGTCCTGGTCCTTCTTGCTCGTGCCCGGGTCGTTGCGCGGGGGGTGCAGCCCCAGGAGGCCGGCCCACGCCTTGCGGTTCAGCCCACGCAGCCGGAACACGACGACCGAGGACTGCATCTCGACCCGTAGCGTCTCGATCTGCTCAGCCAGACCGCGGGCGCGGCCGCGGTCGGCCATCGTGACCGTGTTGGTCCGCAGGTCCCGCAGTTCCCGCTCGAGGTCCTCGACCTGCGCGACGAGGTCGCCGCGTAGGCAGACCTCGACGGTGCGCTCGGGTAGCGCGGCGGTACTGAGCATCTGATCCAGCCCGACGAGGGCAGGCTTCTTCGGCATGGCATCTCCTGGCGGTGTTCCTGGCGGTGGGGATTGGAACGGCGGGGGCTGCACCGCCAGGCAACAGCCCCCGCCGCGACTGCTACGCGACGACCGCGGCGTCCCGCTTCATGGTGCTGGTCACGAACACCTTCTGCGCCACCTTCAGGATCGAGTTGGCTTCCGGCGCAGACTTCATCTGCTTGCCGCACTGCGCCGGCAGAACGTCGACCTTGTCCGTGGCGATGAACGGCAGGGCGTAGTCCTTGCCCCACCGGGTGACGATGTAGCCGGTCGTCAGGTGCTTCAGGGTGTCGAACGCCTTGTTGTCGGCCGCAGCTGCAGCGGCCTGGGCCTGGTAGACGTACATCAGGTCAAGGGTGTCCGAGGACCGGCCCGGGCGCTCGAAGGTCTGCCGGGAGCACAGCCGGTCGTCGGTGATCGAGGCCTCGTCCCCGCCGGGGGAGTACCCGTCGGCGGTAAGGTAGCAGGAGAGGTCGATGCTCGTCGCGCCGTTGAGGATCGCGGCGGACGGCGCGGCGGTGTCGGCGATCGTCGGCACCCACACAACCTTCAGGTTGCCATCGGCAGGCAGGGAGTTGGGAGTGGTCATGTCAGGTCTCCTTCTTCGTCGCCGGCACGCCGGCCTTGGTGGTGCGGATCACGGCGGGGCGCGGGCGCGCACCATCCCCTGTCACGTCCGGCCACTGCTCCCGGTCGTTCAGCTTGGTGTGCAACTCCTTGCGGAACGCGGTCGAGTCGACGTCGTACTGGTCGCCCGTTCCCTTGTCCTCGACACGGACGAAAGTCGGCATGGTCGCTCCTTAGCTCAGACGGCGGGGATGGAGGAGAAGCTGTATACGTCGACGACGTACAGCAGGTGCGGGGTGACGTCCCGGTCGACCCTTAGCGGTTCCGCGGCGTCCTGCACGACACGCCACGTCCGCCGGCCAGCGATGACCGGGCGCTTGTCGAGGACGCTGGTGCGGATGCGCTCGGCGACGGACCGGGCGCCGGTTCCGTCCAGGGCAACGCTCGTCACCTGGAAGGACACGTCCCGCCGGTCGGAGATAGGGCAGAGGTTCGTGCGCGCGCTCGTCCCGTTGTCCATGAACAGGACCGCGCACGGCAGCGGGGACGTCTCAGGGCGCTCACCCTCGAACAGCCGGACGCCCGAGCCGATCAGTGCCTTGACCGCATCGACGTGCGCCTGCGCGCTCACAAGTCGGCGCCGAGATCCGCCAGGAAGGCAGCGGCTCGCTCCGCAGCGTCCTTCACCACGCGGGCGCCGGTCGGACGGATCGGACCATGCTGCGAGGACCCGAACTCCGCGAGGTTGCCGAGGTTGCCCTGCCCCGTCTTGTCGTAGCCGACCTCGGCCGTGATCTCCGCGGGGCCGGTGCGGGTCACGTCGTAGGACACAGCCGCAGCCAGGCCAGGCAGACCGCGGGTTCCGCGCACATTCTCCCGCCACTCCTGCTTCATGCGGAACGCCTCGACCTGCATCGCCTTCCGCAACGCCTGGCCCTCGACCTTTGAGGCCAACGCCTCGAACTCCTTGAGGAGATCGCCGAGGCTCATGTCTCCTGCACCTCACACGACAGGCGGCGGGCGGTCAGGAACGACCCCTGCAACACCTGGCGGACACGGAAGGAGCGGCCGACGAACGCCGGCTCGAGGAGCGACGCGGTGACCGTCACGACGTCGTTGAGGTCGACGTCGGTAACGGTCATCGGGACGGAGATCACGTACGGCCACAGGCTGACGGTTTGGCCGCCGGCGTCCACGACCTGATCGTCGTTGTCCCGCGGCTTCACCTTGCACGGGCCGGTGTAACGCAGCGTCCCGGCCGGGGTCGTGTAGGTGTCGGTGGCCGGGTCGTATACCTGCGCGGCCGGCTGCGCCGTGACCGTGCAGGCGTCGACCATCAGGGCCTCGGCGGCTGCTCTGCCGGCCAAGGTCGCGTTGGCCGCAGTCACGACCACAGTCCGAGCCGGACCGAGCCGGCCCACTGCCGGACCCCGGGCGGGGACAGCAGGGCGACCTCGGCGTCAGAGACGTATAGCGCACCGGAGGACACGGCGTTGTCGATCGTCCATGACGTCGTGTAGTCGTCGATGCTCTGCGACTCCTGCCGCCGACCACCGGGGTTACGCAGGACCCGCTCGACCATCGCAGTCTCGACCGCGACGACGACGGCCGTCGACAGCGTGCCGCTGACGACCCGGGTGGGTATGGACGGGACGGTAGCTAGCAGGATCGACTCCGCGCGGTCGATCAGCGTGGGCACGATCAGCGCCTCGGGGGCGGTCAGCGGACGGAAGCCTGCGGCGACGTCCTGAACGGTCGCGTACGTTCCGCCGACCGTTCCGTCCGGGGCGACCAGCAGCAGTTCGTCGTCGTCGTCGACGAGCGCCGCCCCGCCGGCCGTGCTGAACGCGTGCCGCAGGAAGTAGCGTCCGGCCGCGAGCGTAAGCGGGTAGGTGCCGGTGAACTGAACCGGGCTGCCGGTGGCGGTCATGACCTGCGCGGCGGCTGCGGTGACAGTCCGGGCGGCGTCGGTGAAGATGGTGCGGGTCGGCGGTGCGGCCGGGGCGGCGGTCAGCGTGTAGGTGTAGGTGCCGCCTGACCCGGCGGGCTTGTCGACCGTCGCCATCAGCTCACCGTCCCTGTGGGTCCTGGGCTGACGCTGACCTGCAGGTCAGCGGGGGTTGCTCTGGTGCTGACCGTCACGTCCAGACGGGCCAGCGCGTCGAGCAGAGCCGCCCTGGCCGGCGTGTAGGCGGATGCCTGGGACGGTGACCCGAGGGCCGTCACAGCCGCATGAACAGCCGCGAGCGCCGCGACCTGCGCCGGGGTGCCGACGGACGTGCTGAGGGTCGCGAGTGCTCCGGCCTGGGCCGGCGACCCCAACGCGGTGACAGCGGCCACCTGCGCGGGTGTGCCCACGGCAGTCGTCACGACGTCCCGTGCCGCAGTCACGTCCGCCGGGGTCGAGCGGGACGAGACAGCCGCGTCGAGGCGGGCCGCGACCGTCGCACCATAGGACCCGGCGAGGCGTGACTCCGCTGTCATCTCATCCCACACGGCGTTCGCGATGGCGGCGATGTCAGCGGGTGTCACCGGAGCCTCACCGCCGCCTCCTGCCCCTGTCGGGCCGATGTTGTCGGTCAAGTTCCGGACCTGGATCAGAATGCGGGTGAGGCTGTCCGCGGCCGGAGCCGTGTCCGCTGTCGAGCGGAACCGAAGCGCGGTACGTGTCAGCGCATCCGCGGCCGGGGCTGTGTCGGCGGTGGCTCGCGGGCGGAACGCCACCCGGGTCAGTGTGTCCGCGGCCGGCGCAGTGTCCGCTGTGGCGCGGACCTGAATGAGAATGCGAGCCAAGGCATCGGCGGCGAGGGCAGTGTCCGTGGTCGACCTTGCCTGCACCGTCTGGCGCTTGACAGCATCCGCGGCGGGGGCGGCATCCGAGATAGCACGAGGGCGCCGGGCGATGCGGGTCAGGCTGTCCGCTGCCGGCGCCGTGTCGGCGGTGGCGCGGGGGAACGTCGCCTTGCGGGTCAGCACATCAGCAGCCGGGGCTGTGTCGGCCAGGGCGCGAGTCTGGATAACCCCGCGGGTCACAGCCCCGGACGCGCCAGCCGTGTCCGGGGTCGCGCGGGCGAACTGCGTCGTGAACTGCGGAACCGCCGTGAACGACGTTGTCTCAGCAGCCGGGCCGTCACAATGCAGGGAGATATCCACACCAGATGCGGGGGGCGTGGGAAGATCCCCAATGACCGGCTGGACGACGATCTCCACCTGGATCTTGTTGCCGGCACCGATCGGCGTAGGCGCGCCGGTCGTGAACGACGCAGACACATTCCCCGCCACGACAGCGGCGACAACATTGTCGCCCATCCGCCCGATCTCTGTGACCCACGCACCCGCAGAAGTCACCTCGTACACGATCGCAGTGATACGGATGATGATGGCGTTCTCAATGGTCTGGGCGCTCTTGCTCACCCGGAACTGCAACGTCCACGTCCCCGCCGCGTACGTGATCGGCTCGACCGACCCGGCCACCAGATCCCGCCAGCCGACCCCGGCGACCGCCGTCGAAGGGGCGGCGGGGACCGCCGCGGCGGCAGTAGCAGCGACAGCGGGGGACCAGCGGATCGTGGAGACAATCCCGGCCGTAGCGAACCGGGCGATCGTCGTGACCGTCGAGGTCGTGCCGACCGCCGTCAGGTTGCGGACCGTGCCGGTGCCAGTCGTCCGAAGATGCCGGGCCTGCGGAGTGCGGGGCACCCCAACTCCTACAAATTCACGGTGCTGGTCAAGGCCACCTGATCGCCCGACACGAGCGCCGGAGGGGACGGGATCGCCGTTTGGAACACGAGTGTCCCGAGCGCCGACAGGTTCAGGACGCCGATCTTCTGCAACGTCCGGGTCGTGGCGTCCGCAGATGTGAACGTCTTAGTCAGCGTGTAAGTCGACGAACCCGCGGTGTGCGCGTAGACGGCCTGCGCGCGGGCGAACCCGCCCGCCGTCAGCTCACCCGTCAGAGCCGTGTCAGCGTCCGCCGGGGCGGTTGCGTTCTCGGTCAGGGCGATCCAGTTAGCCGCCGCGTACAGGCCGGTGCCGGTGCTGGCCGTGTCCCCCATAACGCGCGCCTGGAAATCCCGCCCTGGGGCGCCGCGGAGTCGGGGCGTCAGCAGCAGGAACAGCCACATCAGCAGCAGCAGCGGAGGGACCGTCGGCGGAGACTTGCCCGACGACTTCTTCGGACCGGTGCTCGGCGGGCCATTCTCGGTGTAGTAGTCATTCTCCAACGAGGCCGGTGCGCCAGCCGCACAGCCGTAGTGCTCGGCGAGCAGGGCCTGCAACGCCGGGGAGTCCGACTCGACCCACAGCGGACTGCCCGAGTCAGCGAACGCGCCGGGGGAGTGCGAGTCCCAGATGCCCTGCGGCAGCGTGATCGTGTTCGCGCACTCCATCAACGGCATCCCGTCAGGGAAGTTCACGGTCACGACACTCGGCCCGGCGATGTCTCGCTTCCGGGTCACCGACTCAAGCCGGGCCGCGAGCAGATCCCGGCCAGGGTTGTCCCCGACCTCGACACCGGCCTCGACGGCCAGCGCCTTCAGGTGCTTCGCGGACAAGCCCGGGTCGACCTCGGTCCGGTAGGACTCCACCGGACGGTCAGTGCCGAGAAGGACATACACGGGGGGACTCCTTCATCTGCTGGTCACGGACGTGCGCGCCCGGGCCGGGGAAGGCCGACCCGGGCGGTAGGGCTACTCGGTTGGGACGTCCGAGGCATCGAGCAGGGTCACGATGTACTCGCGGGTCGCCTCCTCCGGCACCTCGACACCGTGGTCAACGGCGTAGGCGACCCAGGCAGCCCGACCGGAGCCAGGACCACCCTTCGGAGGGATGCCAGAGTCCTCCTTAGGAGCCTGGTTCACCGCCGGCAGGGGGAAGGTCTGCGGGGGCTTGACCTCCGAACCCGCATTCGAGGGGGCGTCTCCCTCCCAGACGTTCGGGTTGGAGATGAGGGCCGAGACCTCCGAAGGGATGTCTTCGCCCGGCCCGTACGCAACGCCTCCCACGTGGACAGTGGTGCTCAGCTTGGCCATGGCTTACGCCACGTCGGCCACGAGCAGCGCCCGTGGGTTGCTGATCACGGGCAGGCCGACCGCGTCGACGAAGGTGAACTCGCGGTAGGGCGGACCCGCCTTCTCGACGAGGCCGACGATCCCGGGAGCGTCCTCGAAGGACAGTTCGGACTGGTTGCTGTTGATGAGCTCCAGCGCGGTAGCAGAGACGCCCCAGGCGGTGTAGCCGAGCTCTCCCGCGTTGTCCGGCGTGAACATCACCTTGTCGTCGGTGATGATCCGCGTGGTGGCCCCGTCGACGTCGACGTTGGCGTCATAGGTGATGATCGCCGGCAGGTTCTCCGACTGCAGCAGCTCGTTCAGCTCGGCGCGCGTCACGCGAGAGCGACCAGCGGACGAGCCGTGCACCGCGTTGATGACCTCACT